GTCGTTGCACCATAAGCCTTGATTTTCGCACCAGTATCATCATCGCTACCAGGGCGAACGCCCATTTTCCTTATCAGATCGACACATGACGCTGCGTCGCGCGTTTTCATATCATCTGATTTCATGCCATTTTCAATTTGACCAGTAATGGTATTAAATTGTTTCATCATTGCATCTACGCGCTCAAATTTATCCTGCGCTGATTGTGCATGATGCTCAAGTGAGTAAATCGGTTGACGCCTGTTTTTCGCATCTCTGCCAATAACCAAAAGTTTAGCATTTGGATTTTCGGCAAATTGCACATTAGTCCAAGCTGGCGGTATAGTGAGTTTTTTGATATGGTCTGGCAACGGTTGGCCGTTACTTTGTAATAACGTTTTACCCTCGCGAATTGTCGACTTCATACCAGATGTAACTGATCCTTTACTTGAACTTGTGCCACTTCCTTCTGTGAATTTTCCATCTTCATCGCGTGGATGCTCAGACTCAATGAAATCTGCTTCGTCTGCGCGAATTGGCTCATTAGCAATTCGTAACGCTCGTTTAATTAAATCAGAAGCATCCTCAGGTTTAATTTCTACATCATTCGTCGTTGGTTTGTTACCGAATACAACATCGTCATCCCAATCTGCTTTTCCATAATTGACTTTAACGCCGAAACGACCAGCGCGAAATGGATGTCTTGAAAAGTCTCCTTTTTCTTTTCCATAAAAAATATATCGTTTCGTTTTTCTTGGGTCTAAATTAAACCTTTCTTCCATTGTTCCATGGAGCATGTCCTCGGCTGGCCATATCGCCAAATCACCTTCATGCTCCATTGCACGTAAATTGCGAGAACCTGTTGGTCCGCTCGCTTGCATCATTCGTGCAACATCTGAAGTTGACGGGTTCAAATACCCTTCAACTTTTTCTTTATGCGAATGGGCTTCACCTTTAACAGTAAATTTTCCACTTTCATTACGTGGATGATCTGACTCATTGAAGTCAGAGTCAATACGCAACAAAATATCTAATTCAATTTGTTCAGCCTTATCAGCACGAATAGAATCAACTCTTTTTTCGCCATCTTTCGTTTCGCTGATATTGACCCACAAGAAACCAGTATGCTCACCATTTAGTTTCGGCATAAACTGATCTGGAACCATTTGGATAAATGTTGTGTAATCAACACCATCAGCAATACGACGAGTGAGTAGTTTCTTATGACCTTTTGGCAAAAAGCCTAATTCTTCAATCGTTTCACGTTCGGCTGTTTCTTCAATCGTTTCATCATCTTCATTCGTGCCACCAGGGAAGCACCATTCGCCTGGATGATCACTACCATTGCCACGTTTCAACAACAAAACTTGATTGTCAGGAGTAACGAACATGATGCCAGCAGCCTTCTTGTATGGCTCAGCATCTTTGCGCGTAAATTCTTTTCCAACAGATTGTGGCACACCGACCTTTTTCGCAAAATCAGAGTTATGAGCAACGGCTTGCATAAATCTTTCTTGTTTGGCGGAAACGGTCGGCATCACGCCGCATCCAATCTTGTCAGTGCAAGTATTTCTTTACCCTTTGCTGTCAGCATATTATCAGGCATATCTCGTAACGAATAAATATAACTGTAATGGCAACGACAGAAAACCTCTTCCCCAGGCTTTGTTATTTCATCTGTGTAACCATTTGGTCCAGGCTTTACAAGACCTTTTTGATGATCCCATGAGTTGCGAATTAAGTAAATCTTCAAATCTCTATCTTTATGATCTTCACGGTAATTGTAATTAATCTGTCTCCAATTCGAGTGCCATATGCCAGCAATCGCTCCGCCGTCATTTGCGATTATCTCATTTACATTCGCAACAAACTTGTGGCCTTGATCAACCATTACGCGACGAACTTCAAACGATTGTTTCCGAAACGGTTTGTAAATATTTGATTTGACTTCGGTTTTATTGACAGCATCAGTTCCACCAGCGGGTATTGATGTTGCCCAACCTTCAAATCTTTGTAACGTCGCGTTAACCATTTGTTCGCGATTGCGTTTAATCATATTCGCTGACGCATGAATGCGACGATCAATTTCTGGTCTTAGTTTCGGTTTCACACTATCAATCGTAAACTTGGAAACACCTTGATTTAATTTCAGTATGCTTCCACGATCGATATTTGAGCGATACAACGCTGAAAAGGATTTACGCAAAGAATTATTTAGTTGCTCATCCGTCATAGATGACCGTCGCGCAGCAACCCTTAAACGATCAAGCCATATTGATACACGATCAGAACTATCGTAACCATGTTCCGTTAAATCTGCAACGGCAGCGGTCAACACTTCAGAAAAAGTTGGCTCAGGTTTAAGCACTTTTCTTTTTCAACGGTGCGACGTTACTTGGTTTTTCTTTAGATCCTGGTTTCTGCTCATTGCCATTTTCAGGATCGTTACCGTCCTGTCCAGGTTGTTGCGATCCTTGTTCGGCCATCATATCTTGTTGTTCTTGATTCTTTTCAGCATGTTCCGCTATGGCATCAATATCAAGATCCATCGGAACTGTAATAAGGTCTTCCAATTCATTAAAGTTTTCTTGCAACCATTCAATCATACGTGCCTTGTTGGCTGGATCAAGAAATGGCGCAACGGTTTGAAATGCAAGAACAATGTTTTTTAGTTTCGCTTCAACAACCTTTATTTTTTCAGACTCAGGCTCTTGTATCATACTATGCCATATAGGATTGAAACTATTTTTCCATGAATAAAATGCTTCCTCATATGTCTTTTTACGATACTCAGGAAACTCGGCTTGGATCGTTTCGTAAAATTCGCGATTCCATGCACGGTGCATCGTTATAACATCAAACCAATGATAAACGTGCTGAAATTCATCTCTAACGCCTTCTATGTATCTACTTACAGCTTCTGCGTCTACAGATCCCTCCCCAAAACCATTTGCATAAGACTCAGAATTCAAGAGTATTGCGGGCATATCACCAGCACCGGCCGCAATGTTTAAAAGAATGTTTTTTCGACTACCATCAAGCGCCATGTTTACGTTTTGTAAATTCAATGACTCAATGTCTTCGGTAATACCAATTGAAATGACATTGTGAGTCGTTGCTTCTTTAACGACATTTCGTTTAGTTGCAAACATTCGTTGCATCATGCTCGAAACAATAGAACCGGCAGGTTCCATTTTCGCAATGATTACACCTGCCTTCGTTGCAACAAGATCATCCGCAATCATCGTTCGAATGAATGATTTTAATAAAAACAATATGCGCTGATATACAGATCGCCCAGTATAGCCAAAAGCAGATGTCGTATAAGATAGATATATCGGCTTCTCATTTGTTTTAACTACTGCACGACTTCTGTGATAATTATGACCTTGCACAGAAATGTCAGAAGTTTTAAGGAAACCCATGCTATTCGGGTTTAAGTCGCCAGTTAAAGAACCGGCTGTATTCAGAGGATCGAATATGCTATAAGAAATTTCAAGATTAGCAAGATCGTCAAAAGGTATAGGCTCACTAGAAGGGATAAGCTCTTCACTCCCTTTTTTCTTCAATAGTATCGCGGCACTTGCAACACCGTAACGACGAGACGTGCTTCCAAGATTAAAAATATGTCCATCGCAACCATCATTTTCCCATTGCTCATCGAAACGTTTCTGAACAATTTCAGGACCAGATGGAACGCTAATTTCACGAGGCTGTGATTGGGCCAATGTGATAGGCGTGTCACACAGTTTTTTGCCTAACGGATGATACTCGTATATAATCTTGCACAACTGATAGCTGAGATCGTCACCAGGAAGTATATCATCAGCCATCAAAAGCTGCATCAAGGCATTGCCAACGTCCTGTTCAAATGGCGATTGGATAGTTGCCATTACCGATCCATTACTTTATGACGGTCTAAATGGCTTTCAACAATTAGTTTCACTCCAGCAACTAATTCAACATCGCAATCACGTAACACCTCTGAAAGAATATGCGGTGATAAATTCAAACCGTATTTCTTTCGTAATTTATCACAAACAAGTTCAACTGAATTCATTTCATTTCCTAAAGTTGGGAATTCATATGGTCGGGATCCACCACACAAATCGATGGCTTACACCATCCACGACAAGCGCACGAGGAGGCCACATTATGTGGGAGCATTATGTGGGAGGAAAACCTCATTATCGCGCCCAATTCTATTGACCTTGACCATTGCCTATTCCGATCGCTATGCCGTAACAGAAACAGTCAAGTATGTCGTCCTCTTGATCTTTTACACCTATTTGATATCTAAATACTTGATTAATAAAATGATTTGCGCTGCGGCCTTTGTGACTCGTTACTTTATCATAAGCAAATCTACTTATCTTAACATCACCACGAGTAACGTATCCACTGATACTAATTGCTCTTTCATCTTTACCGACAGCGGTTAATGTTGATTTAATTGCATGAATTGGCCATTCTTGACGAATGCCTTGCTGAATTAAAATCGATCCGGATGCTTTATCTTCGACAAATACACCAGTAGAGCCATATCGCGCTCTGCAGATTTGCGCTAATTCTTCACAATGTTGAAATACTGACGGAAACCAAAATTCAAGTGATCCGCCTTCTATTTGAACTAGTTCCCAATCAAGAATTACAATTTTATATCCATCACCAAAATTCTTTAAGGAAAAATAGACAACAGCAGTTCCATCATGTTGTTTCCCAGTTTTAATTGCTGTGTCCATCGTTGCATAAACAGCGTCGCAAATGATTGGATAATCAACTGGCTGTTGCTCAATAAGAATGCGCTCAATGTCAAAAAAGCTAGTGCCTGAAGGGCGAGGATTTTGTTGGTAGAGTGCGCCCCAATCTCTCTCTTCAAGAACGTTACGAATTTGATTAAGCGTTGAGATCGGATAACGTTCAGGCCAGAGAGCATTGCCTTCAGGGCTTATGGCTGGAAGTGAAATGATCTCCCATTTGTCACCTTCTTTTTCTGCTTGCTCAAGTAAACGACCAGCTAAATCGTCTTCATGCCATCTGGTCATTGTTAAAATAACAGAACCGCCGGGCATTAATCTTGTATAAGCGGCTGAGCGATACCAAGCCCAAACGGTTTCCCGTCTTGTAGAGCTCTCGGCCTCTTCACGATTCTTCACCGGATCGTCAATATTAAGAATATCAGCGCCACGACCTGTAATAGCAGTATCAACTCCAGCGGTAACATATCCACCACCGTGAGAAGTATGCCACCTAATCTTACTTTGAGAGTCAGCAGCGAGTCTAACATCTGGAAACAAAACTTTGAACTCGGAAGTTTCAAGTGTATTCTTTACATCTCTGCCAAAGTCAACGGCAAGAGTAGCACCATAACTTGCACTGATAATTTCTTTTCTCGGATTTCGACCAATAAACCAAGCGGGAAATCTACGAGAAACTAATTCACTTTTACCATGCCTCGGTGGCATGAAAACCATAAGGCGGCGACACTCGCCTCTTTCAACAGCTTCAAGTTTTTCACAAAGTAAACGATGATGATTTGCTGGTTCATAATAACGATTTGTGTATTGCACAAAATCAAGTAGATGTTTCCTCGAATTCTCCCTCTTCAACAATTCCCTCAATGCCCATGCCGGTGCCTGCGAG